TCCATCAATTATTAGTCATTGATTCTGATAAGTGGAGATTTTGTTGCACCTACACCTTTCTCTCCTAATTGAAGTGCAGTTAGACCAAATTGAGCATCCATTGCCACACGCTTAGACATTGCACCAATTTCATTGGCACCTTGCTCAGACATATTGATTTGAGCTTGGAAACCGATGGCAACGGCAGACTTATCAAACATAGCAAATTGAGCATCAGCAAGACCGCTGTGAACTTGAACAGGGATGCCATGGATATAACCAATAACATTTGCTTGTAAGTTAGCTGCACCGAAAACATCTGCTCTCTTATATTCATCAAGTTTCATAAGGGCAGTGTGTTGAGCAGGTGAAACAAGTAGAGTCACCATATTCATTTCTGCCTCAGCTTTACGAAGCTCCTCAATCATTTCAAGAACAGAGTCATAAGTGATGTCCCCTGCAGCTGTAACCGAAACACCTGCACTGAAAAGTGTAGAGATGATTTCTTGGTCAACAAATCTGGCAAGTGCAGATGATCCACGCTTTGCACATTCTACGTCCCAGTCAATAGATGACTGCATAGCAGATGATTGGTCCACAAGATAGGCAACATAAGGTGTCTTATCAATTGTAAGTGTGTCCACTGTTTCACTGATGGCAGTAGCATTTCCAGCTGTGCCAAATGCTCTGTTTACAGCTGTGAAGCTTGATAGCTTAGGGAAAGAAATTGTCTTTACACCTTTAACTGCAAATTGAGAAACATCTGTGATCTTTGGAAGTAATTGAGCTTTGAATTGTAGCTCTTTTAAAACAAGACTAGAGATGTAGTCCATCTTAGATGCATTGGCAGGGTTTAAAATAACGTCAGGCATGATTTACTCCTATTTGAATTTTGATTTAATTAACTTTTCTAACTCATCCCTTTCAAGGGCCTTAAAGTCATCCGATTGATTGCCACCGATAAAACTTGGTTTTGTAGTGACTGCACCAACTTTCTGACTGGATTTTTTTAACCATGGTTTTGCTTCCAGGACCATACTCTTATAAGTTAAGGCACCATCCTCATTGATAGTAAGATTTTCCTCATCAATACTATCCTTAAGAATATGTGCAAACTTTGGTTGATTTAACAGATCATCAATGTCATTGACATCTGGGGCAATTTTCAAAAAGGTGTTATAGATGTTTGTCTTTAACGTCTTTTGTTTTGTGGTTGATAGTGACTGTTCAAGCTCAGAGTTTCTTTTTCGTTCATACTCTAATTGTCTTGATAGATCCCCATCTGCCTCAAGTTTTTGCCTTTCAACTTTGTCTAGCATGTCTCTATAGCCTGCATTTGATTGCTTAGCTTTGCGGTGTTCATCGATCAACCTCTCGTTGGTCTTTTGAAGTGCATCAACCTTTGCCATCAACTGCTCAACCGATAATGTATGGCCTTCGCCTACACTTGCTTGATCTCCACCAAGCTCTGCATTTTCCATGAAATCCTCCTATTATTGTTACCTTAACTAGACTCGATGTCTAGCTAATCACTTAAATCCAGACTTAAATGCTCTCTCAATAGCCTCACCAACATAAGACCTAATTAACTTAAAAATGTTTCTATGAAATCTTTCACCATCATTTGTTGGAAGTAAACGTCTTTTTGGTAGCTCACCACCATGCCAAAGTTTGGCACCTTCATTGTGATAATATGCTTTCTCATCATCAAACCAGATCATTGCCTCATCTCTCTTATTGCCTGCATTGAGTGAGTCTAGCATCTCACCTGATAGTGTAAGATTAATTGGCCTAAGTTTCTTACCATAACCAAGACCTGCCTTTTGGTAACTCTTTGCACTGGCAGATCCACCTTTGAAACTAATCGGTGTAAATGACACACCTTTCTTATTGGTCTTTGTGGATCCTTCCTCTGTGACTGCTATGACTCTTTTGTCTTTTGTAGTGAAGAAAGAAACCTTTCCTTTGATCTGTTCATTGTATGACTCTGAATATCTTTGAAACTTACCTAAGCCAAAAACAGGGGAAATACCTTTCTTGATAAGATCCTTGACTGCATTGACTAGATGCTTATTGTTTCTCTCAATTGTGTGGATGAATGAGCTTTTTAAATTGGCATTAGACTTCTTAATTGCCTTAATGACTTTTGAAGTATTAATCTTGCCCTTTATCACTTAAATAATCCTCTATGATTGTGTCAACATAAGACGTTATGTCTCTTTTAAGCTTCTCATCTTTATCTGGGATAAATCTTCTCATAGGGACTGTGTCCCCTTTGTTATGATTATAAGACTTGATTGCTTGATCCTCATCAAAGATCCCTATCTTTAAAGATCCATCCACAATGTTAAATGTTAATGCCTCAAGCATATCACCATTTAATTCCAGAATAGGTGTCCTATCACCAAGCTTCTCTCTGTCTGCATATGGCTTGGATAGCTTTTTAAACTCTCCGTAACCACTGACTGGACTATTTGTGTCACCAATGTAGGAAAGGATCTCAGTGACCAAGTAGTCACCGATCTCATTTAGTAGCTCTTTTTTTTCTGACTTGCTCAGCTTTACCCCAAACTCATCTGCCTTAGCATCAATGTCTGGATCAAAGACAAAGCTAGTCTCTGTTTTCTTAAGGGACATTAGTTTCAATTATTGGTTGAAAGTTTTGATTAGGGATCATTCTATTTGCATTTTGCTCACTAATACCAAATGAGGCAATAAGGATTGCTACCCCAGAGTCTCTTGGGATTGTGCCATTTGCTACTTTCTCAACTACCTCAACAATAGATGTAACCTGGGCACCATTAAAAGCATCATCTGTGCTTAATGCCTCAAGAGCTTTGAGTTTCTCATCTTTCTTCATAGCAAGTCTTTCTCTTGCCTGCTCATCTGTTAAGTTTGGATCCATGATCTGGAATTTCTGCCACTCAAGTAGGACACCAAGGTCTTCCATGAGCTTAAGATTTTCTAGCTTCTCTCTATCACTAACCAGGATCTTTGGCTTTTTATAGATCACTTGAATATTCTCAGATCTAAACTTTCCACCCTCACCTTCATTCATAAACATCTTTTTGATGATCTTATAAACATGTTGCTCAACTGTGTAATAGAGATCTTGATTTGACTCAATGATCCCCTGCAAGTCTGCAGAGCTTAATAGTCTATCAAACCCAGATGTGAACTTCTCATTAGGGTTAATGATCTGATTTGAGTTAATCCCTTGCTCATCCAGGATCATAGACAAGTAAGTCAAGATTGACTCTCTATGCCCTGATAAGTTTGGAGTAGGTGAAATATAATCTGCCTCTGTGTCTGGATCATCAGGGTTTTTAGATTGTGGAAGTTTCATCCCTGTGAATAATCCAGATGTCACCATCTCGATCTCTTGATCTGCAGGGTATTTTAAAACTAACTGACCAATCTGCATGTTGCCACTTGTTAAGTAAACAGACATGAGAGAGTTAAGCTCTATTGATTGATAAGGTAGAGGGGAGTTTACTGGATAGTTAGGATCATATCCACTTGGGATGTAAACAAATGGAAGAACACCATAAGGGTTAATACCTTGAGGGTTTTCTGGGATCTCTAAATACTCAATCCTCTTGTGACCATAGTCATCCTTGAGGACCTTAAAGATCTTGTGTTCATACTCGGTCCAAAAGGCATAGATCTTACCAGATCTGCCCTCATCCTGTTGACCTGCCTCTGAGATTGTAGCATTAACATAATCAGACTCAGGGCCTGTGATCACATAGTCATCTGGATATGAAAGGACTACTACTTCCAGAGATCCATCTTGTGATCTGACTAGGTCATATTCATATGGTGCCAATGGAATAAATTTAAACTCTTTTTTTTCTTTATTGTCTTCAATCTCTTTTTCCATGAAGACTGCCATCAAGGCATATTTGTGTTGATTATAAACCCGATCAAATCCTCTCATTGCCTGATTAAATCTAAACTCATTAAGCAATGCTTGATAGTCTTGAGTCTCTTGATCTGTGTCTAACTTTCTAATAGGTGGTTCTTTGTATGACTGGGATTTTCTATCTACAATCTTTTTTAA